ATTGGTTTAGACATGGCAAAAGTAAAATTACCACAAGTAAGTATCAAAAGTGACCTAACAACAAAAATTGGAGATAATACACAAATAAATCCAAGTAGTATATTTAGCTACCTAAATATTAGAGGATTAGGAAGAAGTACAACGGGAGAATATGTAGAAAGAGAATTTAATGCAGTACCATATTTGGCATATTTTGACATATATAAACAATATTACGCAAATAAACAAGAAGAAATTGGAGCAATTATACACAATCCACAAAATGGTACAGTATCACCAATTGAAAAAATGATATTATTCGGAACAGACGGATATATTGAAATAACTGAAACAGAAGAAAGTCAAGGACTTACATTGGATTCATTAAGTAATATGATTATAGAAATTGGAGGAGGAACAGAACCAAATCCAAGTGATATATTAATATACTTCGGAGCAACATCAATCACATTAGATGACCTATTCACAAGCGTTATTTGGGATGAAGTAAATCAAAAATTTATATGCGGAAGTCCAACAATAACTGGATTTCAAGTATGGAAATACTATGACTATACGGGAAACATACTACCTCCAAGTATTAAACCATTAATCAAAACATTCCCATTAGAAAATATCGATACAATGAGAGAAGATATATTAATGGCAGTAAAAGACACAACAGCATTCAAAATTGATGATACAACAATTGAACCATACAGCCTACCACTACAAGAAGGAGATTGGAACGAAGCAAAATGGAGTGTATTAAGTGGTCAAGAAGGACTATTATTAAAAACTTATCAATCGGACTTATTCAATAACTGGATAAGCACAGAATGGATAGACGGAGATACAGGAATCAATGCAATAACAGCAATTGATACAACAGGAGGAAGTTTTACTATTGATACATTACAATTAAGTAAAAAAGTGTACGACATGTTAAACAGAATCGCAGTAAGTGGCGGTACTTACGATGATTGGTTAAACGCAAGTTATACACATGAAAGAACAAGAGGACAAGAAAACCCAGCATACGTAGGTGGACTAATCAGAGAACTAGCATTTCAAGAAGTAGTAAGTACAGCATCAGGTACGTTAGACGATGTAGGACAACCATTGGGAACACTAGCAGGAAGAGGAATACTAACAAATAAAAACAAAGGTGGAAGTATTAAAGTAAGAATTGACGAACCTAGTTACGTAATTGGAATTGCAAGTTTAACTCCAAGAATTGATTACTCACAAGGTAACAAATGGGATGTAAACTTAAAAACAATGGCAGACTTACATCAACCAGGATTAGACCAAATAGGATGGCAGGATGCCATCACAGATCAATTTGCGTGGTTTGATACAGAAATAGTAGCAGGAGAACCAGTATTTAAATCAGCAGGAAAACAACCAGCGTGGATAAACTACATGACAAACGTAAACCAAGTAAGAGGAAATTTCGCAGAGGGTAATCAACAAATGTGGATGACTTTAAACAGAAGATACGAACAAAATGAAGAAGGAATCGCAGATTTAACAACTTACATTGACCCAAGTAAATTTAATCATATCTTCGCAGATACAAGATTAGATGCACAAAATTTCTGGGTACAAATTGCAGTAAATAACACCGCAAGAAGAAAAATGTCAGCTAAATTAATGCCAAATTTATAATAACTAAAGGGGGAGCAATCCCCCTTATAAAATAAAAAAAAATGTATAAAAAAAATATAAAATACGCAACAGGAGGATTTAAAATAAATCAGGGAACACAAGGAGAAACAATAGAACAAAAAGTAGAAAGAATTCTAGATAACAAAGAACCAATAAAAGATGGAGCACCACTAATCTACACAGATAGAAAAGATGGAGTACAAGCAGGTTACAATATCAAGACAGATAGATGGGAAGTTGCAGTAGAAGCAATGGACAAAGTAACAAAAGCAAAAGCAGCTTTAAGAGAAAATAAAGCAAAAATGGAAATAGTAAAAGACAACGGAGTTGAGCCAATACAAGGTACTAACACGACAGGAACAAACGAGTAATTAAAAAAATTTAATCAAAGCGGTACGCATGTATTCTTATATAACAAGAAGAAACGACCGCTTTTAAAAAAAAAGACGCGAAAAAATGGGACTAATAGGAGACATTGCAGGAGCAGCAGGAACACTCTATGGAGCAGTAACGGCAAACACAAGAAGAAAACAACAAATGGCAGACCAGCAAAAATTGATGGGAATCCAACAACAAAACCAAATGGCATTAAATGCACAAGGACAAGAATATCAAAAAGAATTAAATCTACAAGGACAACAATTAGCGCAACAAAATTGGGACTATACAAACGCAGAAAATCAAGTAAAACACTATGAAAATGCAGGACTGAACGTAGGACTAATGTATGGAGGAAGTGGCAGTGGAGGAACACTCGCAAGTGGAAGCGGTGGAAGTGCAAATAGTGGTGGAGCAGTAGGAGGTTCAGCACCAACACCAGAAAATCCAGGAATAATGGGAATACAATTAGCACAACTACAAAGTCAAGTTGAACTGAACAAAGCAATGGCAAATAAAGCGAATGCAGATGCAAACGACATAAATAAAAAACAACCAGGTGCAATAGAAGGACAATCATTACAAAATGCAAGTACAAATTTATCAAATCAATTAAAACAATTTGATATAAAACTAGCAGAAGGAACAGTGCCATCACAAATAGAAATAGCAAAATTAAAAGAATCACAACAGGCAGCATTAACAACAATTGATGAAAATAAAGCTAAAGTATCAAGTAACACAACAAATGAAGAAATATCAAAAATAAAATCACAAGCAGCACTAGCAGAAGTACAAATACAAAGCGCTGAAGCAGGAATTAAACTAACAAAAGCACAAACAGCAGAAATAAATCAAGAAATAGAATACTACCAAAAAAGATTTGAACTAGATGCAAGAAAAGTAGGAGCTCAAGAAGCATATAACAAAAACTTAAAAGAGTTCCAAGATAGCATGATAAAACAAGGATATTGGAAAATGGGAGTAGACGGAGTAACAAACGTAGCTAAAATATTCATGAATCCAACAAGTACAATAAGTGAAACATTAACAGAAGGAATGAAAGACAAAGAAGGAGGATATTGGAATAAAACAACTCATATTAAAAAATAATGTGTCTATATCCAAAATTAATAGAAAATCGCAAATATAAAGCGAATAAAAAAAACGGGGGGGTTATACCTCCCGTTTCTGATGAAAGAACATTACTAGTACCAGTAGGATGTGGAAAATGTATAGAATGTAAAAAACAAAAAGCAAGACAATGGCAAGTAAGACTACACGAAGAAATAAGACACGACAACAAAGGAAAATTCGTAACACTAACATTTAGTGACGAAAGTATAAAAGAATTAAGCAAAGAAATAACAGGTGTAACAGGTTACAACCTAGATAATGAAATAGCAACACTAGCAACAAGAAGATTCCTAGAAAGATGGAGAAAAAAATATAAAAAATCAGTAAAACACTGGCTAGTAACAGAACTAGGACAAAACGGAACGGAAAACATACATATACATGGACTAATATGGACAGATAAACCAAAAGAAGAAATCATAAAAATATGGAAATATGGCTTCGCAGATGTAAAAGATAAAACAAACGGAGGTTATGTAAATGAAAGAACAATAAACTACATAGTAAAATACGTAAACAAAACAGACGAAAAGCACACAGAATACACAAGTAAAATACTAACAAGCGCAGGAATAGGAAATAAATACATAGAAAGACAAGACGCAAAACAAAATAAATATAACGGAAAAAATACTAACGAAACATATAAAACAAGACAAGGCATAAAATTAAACATGCCTATATACTACAGAAATAAAATATACACAGAAGAAGAAAGAGAAAAACTATGGCTACAAAAATTAGATAAAGAAGAAAGATGGGTATGCGGAGAAAAAATAGACATAAGTAAAAACGAAGAAGAATACTATAAAATAAGAGAATACTACAGAAAAAAAAACAAGAGACTAGGATACGGAGATAATGAAATAACAGAAGAAAAATTAGAAAAAAAACGGTACGAAATAAACCTAAGAAAAATAAAACACTACACAAGACTAAAAAGGGCAGAAGCCAAACTCTCACGAGCCAACGAGGGAACCTCGTCTCCTCGTTCAAGTGTTAAATAAATGTTAAAAAAAAATCAAAAATTAGGAAATATGAAATTAAAAACAATACATTTGGACAACAAAATAAAAGAAGCACAACAAGAATTAGAACAAGCATATAAAATAATAGCAGAAAGAAAAGCATATATACGAATACTAAAAATATTAAAAACAAAAATAAATGAAAATTAAAGTAAAAAACAAAACAGACAATACAGAACTATACTTCGATGACATAGACAGCGCCATAACGCAAATAAAAAGAGAAATGAGATGGAACCAGACTCTAGCGGAATCGAATATGGAAATAAAACCAGAATGTATAACAATTAAAATGGAAGTAAATATGAAATAAAAAAAAATGAATAAAATAACAAAATGGTTCACAATATCAGAATGGGTGGACATAGAAACTGGAGAATTACTCCATAAAGAAATAATCAAGGATTATTACAAAATCCAAACAACAAAAAAAATAGAAATAAATGGAAATCAAGGAATCATTAAATACACAAATGAGTGTAGAAACATTAGACAACAAAAACTCGAACTCTGAAATGTTCGAAAGCTCACAAGTAGAAGAAACACCATTCACAATAATCAAACATGAAGAAAAATACTTCGGTGTATTAGGAAATCATAGAGTAACACAATTATTCGAAACAAAAGAAGAATGTGAAGCAGATTTAAAAGATATAAATTGGAATAGAGTAATGCAAGTAATATGGGCAGTAGTAGAAAAATTCACAAAAATAAATATTAACGACTTAAACGAAAATTAAAATGAGTCAAGTAACACTAGGAGGCGACAGATTAGGCGCCGGAAATAAACAAAAAGTAAGCCTTCATAACTATGAAAGAAGTACACACGACTTAAGCTACACATGGAGAAGTACAATGGCATCAGGAACATTAGTACCATTCATGACAGAATTAGGACTGCCAGGCGATACTTTCGACATCGACTTAAACTTGGATGTAATGACACATCCAACAATTGGACCATTATTCGGAAGCTATAAAGTACAACTCGATGTATTTGCATGCCCAATTAGATTATACAATGGTAAATTACACATGAACATGTTAAATATTGGTTTAGACATGGCAAAAGTAAAATTACCACAAGTAAGTATCAAAAGTGACCTAACAACAAAAATTGGAGATAATACACAAATAAATCCAAGTAGTATATTTAGCTACCTAAATATTAGAGGAT